CGACAATCGAACCTGAAGCACCACAACCAACAGAAGGAGAAGACGAAGTGGAAGACACCGTCAAAGACGCTGCAACCGCCGAAACGGTTGAAGCCGCCCAGTCAGTCACCGCAACTGCAAATGCAGTAGGTGGTTGGAAAGCAACACCACGCATTGAAATCACCGCTGCAAAGTACCTGGAGAATAAGGTTCTCGCGGCAACTGGTGATGAGTCAGCGCGTCAATACGTTCTCGCAGCTGATAACACAACAGACAATGCAGGTCTCGTGCCTACACGTCAGTTGTCTGAAGTCATCAACGGACTATCAACAACAATTCGCCCAAGCATTGACGCGATTTCTCGCGGTGCATTGCCCGACGCTGGAATGACATTTGAAATCCCAAAAATTACAGTTGCCCCAGCGGTAGGTGTAGTGGCTGAAGATGGCGCATTTACAGAAACAGACCAAAACAGCGCGTTTTTGAGCGTGGACGTCAAAAAATTTGCGGGTCAGCAAAAATTTAGCGTGGAATTATTGACACGCACTAGCCCATTGTTCTATGACGAACTATTGCGCAACATGGTTGCAGCAATGGCTAAGGCACAGGACAAGTACGTCAATGATCAATTAGTTGCAGGCGCAACCGCTGACGCAACAGGCATTGCAACCTATCCAACTGCAGCCGAATTGTTAGGCGTTATCGCACGCGGTTCAGCAAGTGTTTATGCTGCAACTGCAGGTCTTGCAAATCCATTTGCACGCAATATCCTGGTCAACACTAGCCAGTGGTCAAATTTGATGTCACTTAACGACTCGGGGCGTCCAATTTATAACGAAGTGACAAACCCAATGAACCAACCAGGTTCAGCAACACCTGGTTCATTGCGTGGTCGCGTTGCAGGTCTTGATCTTTATGTCACTGCAAACACTGCGGCAACAACAGACACAGATGATTCAATCATGATCATCAACCCTGACGCATACACATGGTACGAGGGAACTTCATACCAGTTGCGCGCAGAATCAACCGCTGACGGTTCAATCACAGTGGGCGTTTATTCATTCGGTGCAGTTGCGACAAAGATCGCAGCGGGCGCATTTGGCGTGAATAAGTCGTAATAGAACCAAATTAATCATGCGCTACGGTCACTCCCGAACGTAGCGCAGCAGATCGAAAGGAACGCTCATGCCTAGTGTTGTCACCGCAAGTCAACTGCGTACAGTGCTAGGCGTGAGCGTCTCCTTATATAGTGACAGTTATTTGGACGAAATTATCAACACCAGTGAAGCGGTAATTTTGCCCATGCTGGTGGCAAACACTTCAGCAATAAACGCTTACAAATTAGAATCGAACGTGGCGTATTTCTACACCGCCCGCGCTCACCATTTTGTCGCAGGTCAATCAGTCATTGTCACTGGTCTACCCGCACCATTTACCGCAACGCACACAGTTGTTGACGTTCACGAATACCGATTCACCGCTGCATTGACTTCATCAAATGTCACATTGCGCGACATAATTCCAACAGGCACGGCAACACTTTCGGGCTATTCCGCAGCTGATATTTATGCCAACACACCCGCAATTGAGTCTGCAATTCTTGCGGTTTGCACTGAAGTTTTCCAGTCACGAATTGCCGCTGGTGGAGAAATCCAGGGCGTTGACTTTGCTTCAACCCCGTACCGCATGGGACGCAGTTTGACCAACCGCGTGTCAACTTTGCTCATGCCATACCTTGACGTTGAAACAATGGTGCAATAGTGCCAGCCAATTCAGTAGCCGAAACCCGTGCAACCCTAGCGGCAGCGTTCAGCGGTTTAGCCGCGACCAGTTATTCAAGCGTCCCAGAATCGCCATTGCCACCAGCAATTGCAATCTTGCCTGGTTCGCCCTACATGGAAGTCGTGCTAATCGGTAAGGCGTCAACAAAAATCAAAATCAATTTTGCAATTTCTGCCATTGTTGCTTCAAATAGCAACGCAGGTTCACTGGACAACCTGGAAAAACTAATCATAGGAATTCTTGCGGCAATGCCCGCAGGATACGTTGTTGGCGTTGTTGAAAAGCCGACAGTGTTGGAAGTGGGTCAAAGTCCAATGCTGGTTGCTGACATAAACGTTTCGACGTACTACACACAAACAACATAGGGGACAAAATGCCAACGACAATCATAACTGGTCGCGATTTAGTCGTGACCATTGCAACCGTTAATTACGACGCGCAGGCGACCAGCGCAACACTTTCCAATTCACCAACAATTGAGACTTACCAAACGTTAGACGGTAAGGCTTACAAGCACATTGACGATCAGTGGACATTTGACATTGCAATGCTTGCTGACTGGGGCGCGGCTTCATCATTGTGTGAGGCACTATGGACTGCATGCGAGACTGCACCAAACACAACATTGGCGGTTTCATTGACTGCGGCAACTGGCGCGGTTTTTGCGTTCAATGTAATGCCAGTATTCCCAAGCGTGGGGGGCACTGCACCTGACGCTCAGACTGTAGAATTGTCATTCACAGTGGTGGGAACACCGTCTGAAACGTTCTAATAAATCTAACAATCGGGAGACAAAATGAAGTTACCAATAACAATTGAATATAACGACGGGGTGCAGGCAACTTATACGGCTGCACCACCTGAGTGGGTTAAATGGGAGAAGCACACAGGCAACACCATTTCAAATGCCCAGGACAAAATCGGCATTGCTGATTTGGTTTTTCTTGCTTATCACGCCATGAAGCGTGAAGCAGCTGGAAAGCCAATGAAACCAATTGACGTTTGGACTGAGACCATTGCTGAAGTGATTGTTGGTGAGGCAAACCCAAAAGTTACCCCGTCGGAAGCCTAAGCAGGATTGTTTGGGAAGTAGCCCTGGCGACGGGGCTACACCCAAATGATTTTGAAAGTGCGGAAGACATTTTGACAGTCATTGAAATTTTGGAGAGGCGGGCAAATGGCAAGTGACATGATCAGTTACGACAAAGCCGAATTGAACGCAATCAAACGCTCATTCAAAGCAATGGACGAAGAAGGCATTGACCAGGCGAAAAAGATCAGCAATGAATTGGCAACCTACGTTCAGGGCAAGATCATTGAAGCCGCTGGACGTACCCGCAATTTACTAGATGACCGTGTGGCAGCTGGTTCAAAGGTTTCAAAGTCGTCAAAGATTGGCGAAATGTCATTTGGTTATGCCAGTCAAAAACTAAGTGGTGGCGGCACGACGCAACAATTGTGGGGCGGTGCTGAATTTGGTTCAAATACAAAAAAACAATTTCCCGTTTGGTCAGGTCGTGAAGGTCGCGGTTCACGCGGTTGGTTTATTTATCCAACCCTACGCACGGAACAACCCGAAATTGTCAAGCGTTGGGAAACTGGATTTTCTGACATAGTGAAGAAGTACGACTAATGGCAGGCGGCTCACGCACACTCAAACTGACCATTTTGGGCGACGTTGACAATTTAACGAAATCGCTCAAAACGGCTGAAACTGACACCGACACATTTGGCAGCAAGGTTGAGGACGTTGGCAAAAAGGTTGGCGTTGCATTTGCTGCCGCTGCCGCTGCCGCTGGTGCATACGCAATCAAAATGGGTGTTGACGGCGTTCAAGCCGCCATTGAAGATGAAAAAGCACAAACCCAATTAGCAATTGCAATCAAGTCTGCAACCAGTGCAACCGACGAAAACATCAAGTCAATTGAAGCGCAGATAACACAAACCGCGTTAGCAACTGGTGTTGCTGACGATCAATTGCGCCCAGCATTGGGACGTTTGGTTTTATCTACCAATGACACACAAAAGGCAACTGATTTGCTCAACCTTGCGTTGGACGTAAGCGCAGCAACAGGCAAACCGCTTGAAACAGTCACCAACGCATTGGGCAAAGCCTATGACGGCAACACCGCGGCATTGGGCAAATTGGGAATTGGCTACGGCGCAGCTGAATTGAAGGGCAAGGATTTCAGTACCGTTGCGGCTGAATTAAATGCACAATTTGGTGGTTCAGCGTTAACCGCTGCCGAAACATATCAAGGGCAAATTGATCGGCTGAAGGTTTCATTTGGCGAAACACAGGAAACATTGGGAACGGCATTGCTCCCGATTCTTCAAACGGTTATTACATTTTTGAATGACACTGCAATGCCAATTTTCATGAACGTTGTTGGTGCGTTTTCTGATAAAGATTCAGGATTAAATGGCGTCATAACCCGCGTTGTGACAACATTGAAAAACGTTGCTGAACCAATTTGGGAAGGTTTGGTCAAGGCGTTCAATTTCATCAAAGACGCCATTGCTGCCAGCAAAGATGAATTTGAATCGTTTGCTGACGTTGTTGAAGCGGTTGCACCAATTTTGGGCGACGTGTTGGGTGGGGTCATCACCGTTATTGGCAAGGTTGCAGGTGTTGTAATCACCCTAATTGGCAAGGTGTTGGGTGCAATCAAACCGATTTTGAACACTGCCATTGACGGAATCAATTTGATCATCAAGGGTGTGAACCTAGTCAATCCAGGCAAAGACATACCACTAATTGGCAAGATTGGCGAATCGGTTGGAACACCAGGGTTTAGCGGTACAACCCCCGGGGGTCAATCATTTGCTGGCACGTTGAGCGTTCCAGGCATTTCAAAAACTTCAGGAAAAAAGAGTGACGATTTTGATTTGTCAGATTTGTTCGGCGGTGGCAGCAAGGGTGGAACTGGTGGCGGTGGAACTGGTGGCGGTGGCGTTCAAACCGCTTCAAAGGTTGCTTCAAAGGTTGCTGAAACGTTGACCACCAGTGCATTGACGCCGTACGTTGGCGCAGGGTTTAGCATGGCGCAGGCATTGCAAAATAGCCAACCAATGATCAACCTAACCGTGAACGGTGCAATTGATTCTGAAGGCACTGCCCGCACAATTGTTGAAACCTTGAATGACTCTTACTATCGCGGCACGGGTGGTGCGGGAAGCCTACAAATCGCATGAGCAACTGGTCGCCCGTTTGGAAAGTTGAAATTGACGGCGTTGAATACACAACGGCGGTTTTGGCAAATCTTTCAATCACTAGTGGACGCACGAATATCTATGAGCAGGCACAGGCTGGTTATGTCAACATTCAACTGATTGACGTCAACCAAACCGCAATCCCAGTTTCAATCAATTCAACCATTTCAGTGCAAGTCAAAGATTCAACCGCCGCATTTGTTCCGTTATTTGGTGGCAACGTGGTTGACATTGGTTTGGAAGTGCGTGACGTAGGTTCAACCATGTTCACACAGACTTACTCAATAACTGCCCTGGGTGCGCTGGCACGTTTGCCGAAAGTCTTGACCGACGGCGTATTGCCAAAGGAATTTGACGGTGAGCAGATTTATGACATTTTGAGCCAGGTGTTATTTGGTCAGTGGCAACAGGTGGCAGGCGCGTTGACGTGGGCGACATATCCAGCCACGACGACATGGGCGCAGGCTGAAAACAACGGTTTGGGCGAAATTGATCAGCCTGGCAATTATGAATTGGCGGCACGTTCAAGTGACCGCACCGACGTTTATTCACTGGTTTCAGCATTGGCAACGTCAGGGCTGGGCTACATATACGAGGACGCATTGGGACGCATTGGTTATGCCGATTCAACCCACCGCGTGAATTATTTAGCTGCAAACGGTTATGTTGAAATTGACGCAAACCACGCCCGTGCAAAGGGATTGAAGATTTCGACCCGCGCAGGCGACGTGCGAAATTCGGTGACGATCAAATACGGGGCAACCAGTAGCAGCGAACATTCAGCCAGTGACGCAGCCTCAATTGCAACATTTGGCACATTGGCGCAGATCATCACAACCACACTGCACAACGGCACTGACGCAACCGCGCAGGCAAATTTCTATTTAGACCTACGCGCCCAACCTGAACCCATTTTCAGCGCAATTACGTTTGACCTGACAAACCCTGAAATTGACGACACAGACCGCGACGACCTATTGAACGTGTTTATGGGTCAACCAATGTCAATTGTGAATCTGCCGTTGAACATGGCTTCAGGCACGTTTTTGGGATTTGTTGAAGGCTGGTCATTTTCAGCCAGTTACAACCAATTATCATTGACCGTTTCACTTTCACCGCTTGCTTACTCATTGCAGGCAATGCGTTGGAATGACGTGCCAGTGACAGAAAAATGGAACACCGTGTCGCCGACATTGACGTGGGAATCTGCCACAATAGTGGCGTAGAAAAGGAGAAAACATGACGAACCCGACAAGCAACTATGGTTTTGTGCTTCCAACGGCGACAGATTTGGTCACAGATTTGCCAGCCGATTTTGACGTCGCGTTGCAAGGCGTTGACACACGACTGAAGGCATTGAACCCTGAAACAACATTGGGCGATTTGTCATACGGTTCAGCAACGGCAAACACCAACACACGTTTGCCAATTGGTACAACAGGGCAGGTTTTAGCGGTGTCAGGCGGCGTGCCAGCATGGACAACAACTGCCGACGTCACGCCACTTACAACAAAGGGTGATTTATTTACCTACACAACGGCTGACGCGCGTTTGGGTGTTGGTGCAAATAACACAGTTTTGACCGCTGATTCATCAACGGCAACGGGCTTGAAATGGGCAAGCGCAAGCGCACCATCATTTTCAGGTGTTATGGTTTATCGAACTGCAAATGTCTCTTTAGCAAATGGCACGGTGACAACCATTGATTTCACGGCTGAAAATTATGACACCGACGGCTTTCACGACAACGCAACCAACCCGTCTAGATTGACTGTACCTGCGGGTAAGGCGGGTTATTATTGGGTTTATTGCACTTCCGTTTTTGATGACTGGAGTGCAACAGGCGGAAGACTTACTTATTTGACATCAAATGTTTCTGGAGTAACAAAAAATCATTACTCTGGCGGCACAGGTAATCCAGTAAATCAAGGAGACATTTATCATAATTTTGGCGTCGCAATTTATCTAGGCGTTGGCGATTACATGGTATTAAGAGCCTTACAACAAAGCGGTGGCGCATTGGATTACATAGGCGATAGCACAGTTTCTCGTTTCGGTATGTATTACATTGGAGCATAAAGTGAAAATAACATTGACAAAGGAAATTAACGGCGAGCAATTAGTGAAAGAATTACAACAGGTTGGCGTTGTTGTTTCAGATTTGCCATTAATTGAAAATGGGTTTTTAATTTTGGAAGTAAATTCAAAAGATGAAACAAAAACCCAAACAGTTTATGACAACCATGTTGCCGAAGATTGGTCTATTTCTAAGGCGGCAGCACGTCAGGCAGTTTTGGACAAACTAGGTTTGACCGCTGACGAAATGGCAGCATTGTTTTCATGACTTACCCTGACGGCACAAATGCGCGGTTGATTGAAGTCGCCGCAGCTGAAGTTGGAACGGTTGAAGAAGGCGACAACCTGACCAAATACGGCAAATTTACAAAGGCAGACGGTTTGCCCTGGTGTGGTTCATTTGTCAATTGGTGTGCAGCGCAGGCAGGTGTGAAGATTCATTCAGTCGTCAGCACTGCAATCGGCGCACACAAATTCAAAGAAATCAGCCGTTGGTCAACTATGCCGCAATTGGGCTATTTGGCGTTCATGGATTTTCCACATGACGGCGTTGACAAAATCAGTCACATTGGAATTGTTGTTGGTTTGATTGACACAAAAACATGCCTGACAATTGAAGGCAACACCAGCGGAACAGGTGACCAGCGCAATGGCGGCATGGTCATGATCAAAGTGCGTTCATACGGTGAAGGCAAAGAAATTGTGGGTTTTGGAATTCCAAAATTTGTTCCATATAAGGGTGAATTTCCAACAGTTGAAATGCCAAAGGTGGCAGATAAACCAAAAAAGGAGACAAAGAAATGGAACAAGCCAAAGCCGTAGCAGCCTCATGGGCGCGCTCATTCATGGCGGCAGCCCTTGCGTTATACATGGCGGGTGTAACTGACCCTAAGACCCTTGCAATGGGCGGAATTGCTGCCGTTGCACCAGTGGTGTTGCGTTGGTTGAATCCAAATGACAAAAGTTTCGGGTCTACGGGGAAGTGACTCGGAAACCAATGGCGGTGGCAGTAGCCCTCACGTGCGGGCTATTGCTCACCGCTTGCGGTTATCAGGGTTGGGTGCGATATGAATGTCAAGAATTCGACAACTGGGCAAAAGCCGAATGTCAAAAACCGCAATGCGTCCCAACTGGAACATGCACTGACGACATTCTTAACTTTGAAACGGGAAATTCCAGCACGACGCAAAACCCCTGAAGAAATCCATGCGCAGCTAATTTTGATAATTGGTTCAACGCTGGCAGCCGTTTTTCTTATCGTCACTTTAGGCATAACCTACGCGCTCATTTTTGTCACTCAACCAATTGGCAATCAAGCACCCAATGACGCAGCGTTTATTGATCTATTGAAAACCCTGGCAATTTTCTTGACTGGTTCACTGGGTGGCGTACTGGCTGGTAACGGGCTGAAATCAAAGCCAAAGCCAGGTGACACGCCGACAAACACGCAAGGTTCTTGACCGCGCGCCAATAATGCGTCACCCTGAGTGCAGGTGGTAGTGGTTACCGCCTAGATTCGGGAGAAATCAAAATGGTCGTTGATCTATTAGACCCCGCAACATTGGGGCGTTTGGTGGGCGTAATTTCGCTCATGATCATGGCAGCGGCGGCAGGTTACGCCAA